ATTCAAGGAAACTGTGAAGTCCCCTATCCACGAAGATTTTTCATATAGTTCCTTTAGCGAAGGTGAAAAGATGAGAATCGACCTTGCCCTACTCTTCACTTGGCGTGAAGTAGCGCGTGTCAAAAACTCTGTAAACACCAACCTGCTGATTATGGATGAAGTTTTTGACTCCTCTCTTGATGGGTTTGGAACAGATGAGTTCCTTAAAATTATTCGTTATGTAATCAAAGACGCAAACATTTTTGTGATCTCTCATAAGACGGATATGCAAGACAAGTTTGAGAGCACAATTAAGTTTGACAAGGTAAAAGGATTTTCACGTCGGGTTTCTTCTGATACTGAAGAATGATAAATACCTAAAAAGTATTTTATACCGATGGAGCATAACATTTACGAAGAGATGTATGAATATCTCTTGTCTGAAGGTCTGGAAGAAGATATTGCTACATCTGTTGTAAACAGAATGTATGATCGTGAAGAACTTCACGATGTTGAATATATTGATGAAGGTGCCTTCAAAGCAGCTACCACCATCGGTAGAGTTGCTGCCAAGATGATGGGATTTGGTAAGGTTAGTTCTCGGGCAGCAAGAGGTGCTGGTGTCTCAACATTGAGAACTTTAAATCGTAGGGGATCAGAAGCATTCCAGCGTGGAATAAGAAGGGCAAATTGGACTCCTGGTAAAGCACTTCCATCAGGAACACCTGCTGGTGTAAGAGATTCTGCCTTGAAGAGTTTAACAAAAGGGTCTAAAGCTAAATCTGGTGGTTTAGTTGCTCCTGGGAAAGGTGGTTCCTTAAAGACTAGAGGAAAAACTGCAGGACTGGGTCCAGTAGATAAAGTTGAACCAGTAACCGTTAAAGATCTTGGCAGCAGAATGACTGCTGGTAAGAATAAGGCAGCAACTGCCGCTGCTGGATCAAAGGGATCTGGAACTACCTATCAAGGAACTCGTTCTGGTGGTCAACTTCCTGGTAAAGATGTTAAGGCACTTCCAGGTGCTGGGCAAACATCTACCAGAAGAAATCTGGCACAGCAAAAACTGGATGCCGCAGCAAAGGGATCTAGTTCAGTTGGTACCAGGTACAGTTCGCAAGGTGTAAGGCAACTTGGACCTGAAAAACTCTCTTCAAAAGTGAAGAGAACTATTGATAATATTAAAACTGCAGTTGCTGGTGCTGGTGCAACAGTTAAGAAAGGTGCAAGTGCAGTTAATAAGTTGCCTAGGAGTGCTAAACTTGCTGGTGGAGCAGCATTAGTTGGATTGGCAGCTGCTGGACTTAGTGGTGATGGAAAAGATCCACTTGCCAAGAAAACTGGTGAGTTGAATCTTCCAAAAGATACTGCACCAACTACACCTCCAGGTGGTGCTCTTGCTGATAAGGAGGATGATAAGAATCCATCAATGGTACCTGGCGGCACTAAAGGAACTGATTTTACAATTCCAACTTCTGCCTGGAAACCATCTGCTGATAAAAAACCTGCTGATAAAAAACCTGCAAGAAAGTTAAGCAAGATGGAGAGAGATGCTAGAGAGTTGAAGCAGATGAGAGCAAGATCTCTTGATCGTCAGGGAAGAACTGATGATGCAGCAAAACTCCGTGCAGAAATCAAGAAGAAGTATGGTTGATCCAATCTGACAACTGTCCACTAGGAGGTCTTCGGACCTCCTTTTTTTGTATAATAGGTCCATACGCAACAAAGCAATGGCAGTTTCCCACGAAATCAAATCTCAACTCGCCAAACTTCTAGCAACCGAGGACCTGGTGGTTGAGCACAAGAAAATTGAAACTGCCTGCTTCAATGTTCACACTCGTGTATTGACTCTGCCGATGTGGGAGCGTGCAAGTGGGCAAGTATATGATATGCTCGTGGGTCACGAAGTTGGGCACGCTTTGTATACTCCTGATAATGATTGGTTCCGCTCTAGAAATATTCCTCCCCAGTTTGTGAACGTGGTTGAAGACGTTCGCATCGAAAAACTGATGAAGCGTCGTTATCTTGGTATTTCCAAAACTTTTTATCGTGGATATCAAGAGCTTGCTGAAGAAGATTTCTTCCAGATTGCTGATGAAAATCTGAACATGATGAATCTTGCCGACAAGGCAAACCTTTACTTCAAGATTGGCAACTTTGTTGATATTGATTTCAGTTCCCAAGAGAGTGTTCTGATTGATAAGATTGCTAACACAGAAACCTTTGATGATGTTCTGGATGTTGCTGAAGAACTCTACAACTTCTGCAAGAAGCAACAGGAGATGAAGACCAAGACTGATGATCTTCAGGTTCAAGGTGGTCAAGAAGGTGGTGAAGATCAAACTGAAGTTAATAATGATCAGGATCCTGGTATTGAGCAACCAACTAATGATGCACCTCAAGAGGAGTCTGATGAGTTTGGTTCAGAAGAACCTGAAGAAGGTGAATCTTATGGTGGAACTGATAATGATGATGAACCAGAAGTTTCTACGATGGATAGTCTGGAAGATGCTCTGAAAGAACTTGCTCGTAATGATGGTATGGAAAATGTTTATGTTGAAATTCCCAAGATCAATCTGAACAAAATTATCGTCAACAACTCTGAAGTACATTCTCGATTTGGTGAGTGGGATGAATGGATGGAAGAACACCAAGTCCTTGAAGAAGATATCTTTGGTTCCGTTGATAAGGAGTTTCTTCAGTTCAAAAAATCTGCACAGAAAGAAGTCAACTATCTGGTGAAAGAGTTTGAGTGCAAGAAAGCAGCAGACTCTTATGCTCGTGCCACTACTGCTCGCACTGGTGTTCTTGATTGCTCGAAACTTCATACCTACAAATACAATGAAGATCTTTTCAAGAAAGTAACCACTCTTGCTGATGGTAAGAATCACGGTCTTGTATTTGTTCTTGACTGGAGTGGTTCTATGGTAGATGTGATGCTCGATACTATGAAGCAACTCTTCAATCTGATGTGGTTCTGTAAGAAAGTTTCTATTCCTTTCGAAGTATATGCTTTCACTAATGATTATCCTCTTGTTCCTTTGAATGAAGATGGTAGTCGTGGAATTCGTGATCTTCCTTACGAAAAGCGTGAAGGTCTGGTTTATATTCCCGAATGGTTCAGTATGATGAATATTTTCACCAGCAAGACCAAACTTAAAGAGATGGAAAAACAGATGAAGAACTTTTTCCGTTTGGCAAGATCTTATCGTCAGTATGGATATCTCGCTGTTCCTACTGGATTGAGTCTTTCTGGAACACCTTTGAACGAAGCAATGCTGGCACTACATCAGATTCTTCCTCAATTCAAAAAAGAAAATAAAGTGCAAAAAGTTCAGTGTGTTGTGATGACTGATGGTGAGGCAGCACCTCTGAAGTATCATCGTGAGTTCCATCGCCACTGGGAACACGAACCTTTTATTGGAACTAGTACAATTCACCACAATGCTTTCCTTCGGGATCGTAAAACTGGAAATACCTATTCTCTTGATTGTGAGTGGTATGAGTTTACTGATGTTCTTCTTCGCAATCTTCGTGATGTGTTTACTGATGTGAACTTCATTGGTATTCGTGTTCTTGAACCTCGTGATGCCAATAGTTTCATTCGCCGTTACACTGGTTGGAATACTGATTCTTTCCTTAAAACCCAGAAGATTTGGAAAAAAGAACGTGCATTTGCACTTCACGATTCTGGATATCACACTTACTTTGGACTTTCTGGTACTGCTCTGTCTAGCAACTCCGACTTTGATGTTGATGATGGTGCTACTAAAGCAAAAATCAAATCTGCTTTTGCTAAAAGTTTGAAGGGTAAAAAGATGAACAAGAAAGTATTGGGAGAGTTTATTGAACTTATCGCTTGAATAAATAAGTGTATAGAAAATCTATTAGGCGATGAAACCTTCCCCAAGACAATTAAAAGAGACTAAGGAGATCTATGAAAAGGTCGTAAAACACCTCATTGAGGAAGGTTATGCGACCGACGTAGATTCCGCAGATTCCATTATCAGTGGAATGAGCGATCAATGGTTTGAGCAAATCCAGGAGAACTGATAAATGGATAGAATTACAGGAAACGAAGTACAATCAATGATGGAAGCATATGCTTCTGTCTATAGACCTACTCTCACAGAAGAAGTTATCAATAGCACTGCAGAGCAATGGGTTGCTGCATGCATTGAAGAGGGTATTAACTTTGAAGAGTATACTCTCGATGAAATCACAGAAGCATTTATTGCTGATTGTGATCAACCAGAAGTTCTGAATGAATTTTTTGGAATGCAAGGGGCTCAAAACTTTGGTGCAGATATGCGTCAAAGATTTGGACAAGCACGTAGAGCACTTGGTGGTGCTTTGGCAAATGTTGGTAGAGGTGTTAAGGATGTAGCAGGTGCTACTGCTCAAGGAGTACTTGGTCAAAAGACCACATCACAGAATCCTATTGCAAGAGCTGGTAATATGATAACCAGAGCTGCGACCGCACCACAGAGAGCTGGTGCTGCATTAGTTGGCGGATTCTTGACAGGTAGAAGATCTGGTGGTACTGCACCTGCTGCACCAGCAGGAAATACTGTTGCAAATAAAGCTCAACCTGCAGCACAAAAACCACCAACTGCTAAAGAAAGAGCATATGGTCCTAAATCTACTCTGAATGCGGATCAGCAAGCAGTCAATAGAGAGTATGATCGCTTGAGAGCGAAAGATCCTGAAGCTGCTTTAGCATATGGCAAGAAGATGGCAGCTCGTGGTGCTGCTAAATCTGATTTTAAGATCGAAAAACCAACTCAAGCACAGAGCAATCCTACTGCAGCACAAAAGCAAGCATCTGTTGATGCTGCTATCAAGAGTGTTAACACACCAGAAAAAATGAACAAGCCAGCACCTGTTGGTAGTGCTCTTCGTGCTCAACAAGACAAGCAGGCTGCTGCTAATGCTGCTGCCAATGCTCCTAGACCTACGGCTCGCCCAGGTGCTCGTAATGCCCAGAGAGCAGCTGGTGGAATTGCTGGTGGTCGCCCAGCACCTAAACCCGTTGCTGGTGGTTCCACTGCAGTTGGATCTGCTGCCGCCGCTAAACCTGCTGGTGGTTATCAACTTCCTGCTGGTGCTAGACCTATGACTGCTCCTGGTAGAAGACCTATGGCTCGTCCTGGTGCTCGCAACAGAATGGAAGAGGTTGACATCTTTGATACCATCAAGGAATATCTGATTGATGAGGGTGCAACCGAAGAGGAAGCACTCAAGCAAATGCTCACCCTTACCGATGAGCAAAGAACCGAAATTCTTGAAGGTTCTTGTGGTTCTAAATCTAAAAAGAAAAAAAAGTCTAGAAAAGGAGGCTATTGAAAATGAGTAAGTTTGGAGATTTGATCAGAGGTGTTAAGGCAGCACCTGCACCTGTACCTACCCCAGAACCTGTAGTAGAAGTTACAGAAAGACCTGACCTTGGTGAGGATACAACTTCTTATGAGGAAGTTGTCCTTGAAGATATGAGCAAGGACGAACTTGAAGAGTACGGTAGAACAATGGGTATTGAACTCGATAAGCGCCGTAGCAAGGAAAGGTTGATTGAAGAACTTCATGAAGCAGAAGGTGAGTGATCCACTTTTCTAACTGTCCACAGGGGGTCTTCGGACCCCCTTTTTTATTGTATAATTACTTCAGTTAAAACAAACACCCCAATGGGATTGTCCAAGACCAGCATCATTGAATCTCTCCAAGCAACTTACGGTGAATCTGTCACTGCTGCAGACATCCGTGCTTGGTGTGCAATGAATGACTGCAACTATCAGACTGTCTCTAACAAACTGACTGACTACAAGACTGGTCGTGGTAAATGGAACCTGACTATTCAAGAAAAACTTGAGCAGACTTATCAGGCACCTCCTGCTATGCCTGTTATCGAACAAAACCTCATTCCCCAGAAAGATGATTCCTTCGTCAAGTTTGGCAATTTTGGTGACATTAAAAAAATTATTGAGTCCCGTGTCTTCTACCCTACGTTTATCACGGGTCTTTCGGG